CGGGCACGTATGCGGCGTGACGGGTTGATAGTGCGGATCGGGGTAGACGAACGTTGCCGGATCGAATGGTTCAACGCGCTGCGCACCGATACAAGTGACCCATCGCTTACGATCTTCGTTGACTGTCGCAAGAAACATTTCAAAGCCGTTCGCCCGAACCAGCGACATCAACCATCCGGGGGTAGGCTGGAAAACGCCATGATGATCCCAGTGCGTCGGATATGGCTGCACTATTGACAGCATACAACCGGGCTTCGCTGCCAGCGCCAGCACGTTTTCCCAGCATTGCCGCTGATCTGTGAACACGTGTTCAGTAAAGCCGAAGTTCGTGACGATGTCCGCCCAGCCGATCAAGGGGCGGATGTTCTTTTCAGCGTGATGATGCACGCCCATATCCGCGACGATCGCCCCGTCTTCCCCGTTCCAGTCAAGGCACAAATATTCCGCCCCATTCGAAACGTACCAGTCCCGGTAAAGTCCCGACTGGTTTTTCTTGTTGCCCAGTTCAAGCACGCGCTTCCCGGCGAACCATTCCGGCGGCGGCATCGTCCATAATTCATCTTTCGGTATTTGTGTCATGCGTCTTGCTCGCCATTACTTTCGGTCAGTGTTACTTCGAATTTTGTCCCACACACGCCATCCGTTATTTTTTCAACGTGTGTTATTTTCTGAGGCACGCGCAGGATTTTTCCGTTCAGCCAGTATTCGACCGCTTCCTGCATTTGTTTCTGCGTCAGTGTTATTTTATTCAACATCTTAAACCCCATAGGATAAATCAGTAATAACAGAGAACGGATAAAAAAGCGTTCCATTGTTATCGAAAATGGACCCCAACGGAATGCCCGCGTCTAGCGTGTTAAATTCCCAAAACAACGTTCCCGGGGTAATACCACACCAGCGCAAACCTTCGATGTCTGGCGTTATTTGGATAGTGTGATACCACGGATTCACTATCATTTGTTCGCCAATAACTTTCGTTTCGTATTTAGATTTAACTGACAAACGGTATAGATACGCGCACGGGGCTTCTTCTGCACTTGAAAGCCCCCTAACCGTGGCCCATTTAATCCCGGCTTGCTCATCAAAAAGCGTTCCGCTGCGCATCCAATCAAACGACGACGGGTTAACTTGCCAACCAGCCTCGATATAAAAAAATTCTGGCGTAACTGCTACGAACGGGAATTCGAAAGAAGAAAGACCAGAAATATATCGCCACTGATTTTTCGCAGTGTTGTACATATCCTGCAATCGAAATCCAGTTTCCCCGACATAGGTTATTATCTTTCGCTTGGCATCGAAATGAAATTTACGATCGCATTTGAAATTCCAGTCCGGGCGGGGGTACATGATACCTTCCTGCGCATTCTGTGTAACGTATGCCCCGGGTTCCCGGCTTATAACCAGTGTTTCCGGAAGAACTATTTCCGGGTTCGGCGGCGTGTATAGTTCACCAGCAGCCAGCGCAATTTTCGGAACCGCAGCCGCAGCAATACCAGCGCCAACACCTTTTAAAAATCCGCGACGTGAAATAATCATTCTATTACCTTTTATACGTCAGTGGCGTAGGCGTGCTTTTCCCGAAACGCAGCCATTGCAGTAGGATAAAGAACGTCCAGCATAGACGCGATCGCTTCGGCGTAGACGCGGATTTCGTATTGCGCGTGCGGATGCAAGCGTTCTGATAAAAACCGCATCCAGTTCCACAAGTTAGCGGTAGCCGACATTTTGCTGTATGTTGCCAGCGGTAGATAGCCACGCGCTAATTCACGCGGCCAGCCCCGACCAAGCAACCAGTAATAAAGTTCAAAAGCCTGATGGACAAATTCCTGAATCCGTTGAATTTCTTCTTCTCGCGCGCGTCGTTCTTCGTCAGTTATATTCGCAATAAAATCCCGGGCCTGTTTGTTGATCTTCGATTGCTTACCAATGACTTCGACGGACGGAATATAGACTTCTTCCGGCAATTCAGTATAGCGCGCAGAAACTTCGTTATACGACTGCGTCCGATGCCGATGCCATTGCCGAAAAACAAAGATCGGGGCTTTGACTTCAAAGGTTGCGGCATTGACTTCGAACGGCGTATTGTGCCCGTTTACCATCAGGAATTTAATCAGCTTTTGATCACCTAACCCATCGATACCAGCCTGCCAAGCGGCATCATACGACTGCCGTGCATTGTGAACGATCGCAAGATCGTCGCCCATGTGCTGCCGATACTGAACGAAGCCGTGATCGAGAATTTCCGCTTTTGCACCGATCAGGGTTTTACCGTCCGCTTCGAAACGCATTTCTGTGTCTCCTTTATTCATGAAATTTTCCCGGTTCAATTTGTTGCCGGATTAGCATGTGATCGGGTTTCACCCCGCATTGAATCAACGCTTCGCGTATTCCACTGCGTCGCCACATACCAGAATTTACCAGAACGTCCGTGTGAACGTCTGGCCCTTCGATCATGTCCATCAGCTTGAACCTGCGACGCGCAACTTCAGCGCCCAGCGCAGCGTCCCCGATTCCACGCCTCGCAAGCGACGCCGCAATCTGTTCAACCGGGCGGCGGACTTTGATGAACTTCATGTCGATGTTCAGTTCCGCGCCTAACGCCATCCACAACGCTGCAAATTCAACGCCGGACTTTACGAAGTCGGGTCCGTTGAAACTACCGTAAGCGTTCAGCATAATTTTCAAGCGGTCTTCGCTATTCGGGACCAAAAAGCCCAGCGGCCATTTTCCGCCCGGGGCGGTCCGCTTTAGTTGTGCTTTCCAGCCGGGATGCTCGAAAGTTTTATAACCAGCCGCGCCACCTGACGCATACTGCTCTGGATTCTGATCGCCGTCCTGCCACTTTAGACCGTGCGCCGCGAGTATTTTACAAACCAGACTTGACCCGGATCGGGATGTCATCAAGACGATATTCACTTCAGCAAACCAGCTTTTATTTTTTCCAGTGCGCCGATAGTAAGGTATTTTGTATCCGCCATGACGTGCGACGCAACCATTCCGACAGATGGACCGTCGTCGTCATCATTAAGGAGAAATGCCCCGGTAAAGCCAACAAGATTACCGGCGCGCGCTTCTTCCAACAGGAACGAAAGCATCGTGACCAGATCGTCATTTGTTGCTTGCTCTGGTTCATTTTTCAACTTTGTCCAGTCGGCCATATTTAGAACTTTCGACATTTTAATTTCTCCTTTAAAAATTTTTGCCGCCGGGCTTCGCGCGTTGCTCTGGATCGTGGTCTTCTCGACTGCGATTAACGTCGGCTTTTGTAGCGACACTTGATCCTAGCGGAATATTACGACGACCGCAATAGTCAGCAAGGCGAATAAATACATCGGCGGTTTCTTCGTGTTCATTAGAAAAATCCCCGCGACGCAGGGCTTCCAGTAATTCGCTTGTTTCGCTGTGAATCAGCGCGATCTTCGTCGCCAGAAACCACGCTTCGACCTTGCCCTTCAGATGTCCGGGCAAGTGATTTTGAACTTCTATCAGTTCATCCCACCAGCCACGCCGCGCGGATTCATTGTGAAAGTGAATCGCAAGGTTGTTCAGTTCTTTTTCAGAGGTCGTCGGGTCGCCAGTTGGAACCGTGTCGGCGCGACCGATTTCAACTTTGTCCAGTCGGCCATATTTAGAACTTTCGACTTCGTGTTTAGACATTTTCTTCCCAGTCCTTCATTTGTAAATATGCCGCGTGCAAATCCGGCGTCGAATTTTTCAGGTTCGGAAACTTCACGAACAGAATATGCAGTTCACGCAGGACGACCCGCAAGTTTGCTTTCGCATCTTCCGCAAGGTTTTCCCACGCCTCGCAATCGTCTTCCAGACTGGCGCATTCATCTTGCATTTCGTTCGCGCGAACGTGTTCGTGTTCGAAGTCGATCAGCGCGCTGATCCATTTGCCAGCGATCAACGCCCCGGCTTTCGGTTCGATACCCTTGACCAGACCCAAACTGGCGTAATGCTCCAGTTCATCCGCCGTCAGATGTTCGGGGTTGTAAAGATGTGTCATTGTCAACTCTCCTTTACCTGCGCTGCGCAGATGTTAAACGAATTTCCTGCCCGGGGCAAAATGACTGCTTCCCAGCGGTTGCCGTCCTTCGTCTGTGCGCGCTTGACGCCAAGAAACACACGAACATGATTTTCCCGTGGGCATAAGTTCACAGTCAACCCGTTGTCTAGTTCGATGTCAACATCCGACGCGACAAAATAGCGTTTTGTATGCGTAATACCATCATAGTCGCTAGTTGAAATTGTATGGTTGTGATAAGGTTTGCGATGGCATTGCCCACCTTCCAGATCGGCAATCGTTTTCTTCAGCAGTTCTTCATGTTTTTCCATCGCCGAAATTTTACGCTGCGCCCACTTCGGCAGGCGCGAAAATTTCAATGCGTCGGTTTCGGGTCCTTTGTCGGTTTTCATGACAAGTTCTCCGCCATCAGATATTTTTCAATATTCATTTCGTTTTCTCCTTTCTATCAAAACTGGTAAGTTCCAGTAACTTAACCATAATTAAATATTAGCATAGTGCTGATATTTGTCAAGCCTTTTCGTCAATGTTTTTCCCCTTGCGTTCTTCAACCACGTTTAAATATTCCACGCTACGCAATCGCGCGTAGATTATGGAATGCCGCCCCGGTAAGGAGTCGCGGGGACCGGAGCGGCTTTGGTTCACGGCGATGCCTGCGCCGTGCTGGTGTGCCCCGCTGTTAATCAAGGTTCGCACTAGTGTTTTCCATGTGGACGACTGCAATTCGGGCAAGCTCCCGGGACCAGCGATCCATGTAAAGCATTAATGTTTGTCGATCATTGCTGTCGTGGAAAGTGTCGCCGCTGAAAACAGCGGCGTCAATTTCGTCGAGCGCATCTTCGATTCGTTTATGCATCACAACACCACTTCCCATTCGTCGCCCGGATGCACGATGCGTTCGCGACCGGCGTCGGACTCTGCGATGAACTGTGACGACAGATAGCATATTACCGTTAATTCGATTTCGTTGTCGTCAGGAAGTTTCAGTTTGATCCGCGTTCCTTTCTTCGGCGCGCCTTTCGGTCGGGGCATGTCTCGCAACCAATTCCCCGCGATGGGTTGAACCATCGTGTTATTAGTCACGGGAATTAATCCATCACGCTTCGACAGAACTTCTCCTTGTGTATGGTCGACCATCGTCAATTTTTCTTGTGTATGTTCGATCGGTTTCACACGGTAAACAGCATTAATGCGTATGCGCCTGCCCTTCGACCAGTCAACAATTTCGTTTCCGTTGAATCCAACGAAATGCCCCGTTGCGAAAATGATATAACGACGCCCGCCGCCGTAGCGTTTAATATCACGCTCAATTGTGATCAACGTCTTGCCGGGAAATTTTTCTTCTACCAGACTGCACCCCAAAAATTTAGCCGCTTTAATAAGCAACGGCGGATAAACGCCTTTCCTGTTTTTACGCCCTGCTTTTTTCAGGGCTTCGTGTGCAATTTTATAAGAAATATCGCAAGCAACAGAGAGAGCCACGACAGAACAATCGTTGCATTCACCCTCGAAACTTTTCCCGCGCATTTCAGAATAAGCCATTTTACTTTCTCCTTTATCGTTCCAGTAAAGTTCGGGAAGGACCCCCGGGACTTCCCATCCCGGGGGCGACTCTCATTGAATTTCGACAGTATGCCAAACAACATTCAACAATTCGTCTTTGCTGCCTGCGATCGCTTTCTTCGTGAAGGCTTCGATTTCCTTTTCAGGAACCCCCGCTTCGCGGAGTCTGTCGGAAACGCGTTGAACAATGTCAATGCTGTTCCCTTTCAAATCGGTGATCGATATGGCAATGTCCGGATAATGAACGAACTTCATTCGTCTTTCTCCTTTCACTTCCCGGGACCCCATTGCCCCGAGATCATCTAAAATCCGTTTCTTGATCTTGTTTCAATTATAACAGGTTTTCTTCTAAGGTCAAGAACTTTTTTAATTCCTTTTAAAAATAGGTTATAAATAAAACTTGACAATTCCGGTAATAGTTGCTATTATTTAAAACATGAAAGGAGAAAGGAAAATGAACGAACCCAAATTTGACGAACACGGTTGTTTTATCGGAACCCCCGTTGAAGCTTTTAAATATTTCCGCAGTCAACGGCTTCCGCAAAATTTTAAGGACGGACGCCACGACAGGAACGGAATCGATCGCAGTGTTTATACTGGCTGCTGCGACGAAGCCCGCGACTACCGCGCCGAACGCGGATATTACTTAAACCGGGGCCGATAGGCCCCACAATTTAGAAAGGAGAAATGAAAATGTTTACTACAGCACTGGATAGCAAAATCGTTCGTGTCGAATATGAACCCGATCGATTCGGCGATGTTAGCATAGCAACCACTTTCGTATATTGTGCAGTTACCGGCGCAGAAATCGAAATCGAATCATTGACCGACGACGCGATCGCAAAGCTGGAAGAAGAAGTTCGCATCGACTTCGATTCGGAAATGGTTAACGCTGCGGTATTGCATTACGCAGCTTAAAGTAAATTGTGCCAGTGTTCGCGGACCCACGGTTCGCGACATTGGTCCGGCTTCGGATCGCCATGAAAGACAATGACCCGCGCTTGCGGGTCAACGTTTTTCCCCCGGCAATCGTATTTATAGGATAGGATATATTCACGCGGGAAATTCGCAACGTCATCACGTAGAACACGCCATATCCAGCACTGATCCCCGTGAAGGGCTTTCATGATCTTGTCCGCGTTTCGCTGGTATTCCAGCCAGATCGAATGCAGCCGTTCGTCGTTAGCAGACCACAGCATGACGCTTGAATTGTGTGCGCAATGCGGACGGTTCGGACCGAAATTGAAAATCATTGCCAGCGGGTCCGCTGCCCACTGCATTGCCAGAACTGATAAATCCCCGGTAATAACGACATCCAGATCGAAGTATAAAATCCTTGCCCCATCCGGAAAAAGGCCCGGCCAAAACAAATTTATTTTTTGCCACCAGCCTTCCGCGCGTCTATCCAGTTTCGGAAGCGGTATTGTAGGAACCCCGGAAATTTCCCTATCCGATAAACAAACGAATCCGTGGTCAATTGGCAAGTTTTTACTGACCGCATTTTTTAACCGGTGAACGTAATCATCTGAATATTTCGTTCCGTAACAAACGCAAACGACAATTAAAGGTTCCTCGACTTTTTCGCGCGTGATAGTCCAGCGTGTCGGTGCGATTGGCGGCGTCGTTAAATCGATGTTCATTCTTCTATCACTGGTTTCGGTTCCGGCGGAGCCAGAACGATATCCCGATGAACCTCGCGGACAATTCGGTAGCCGTGAATTTTTTGAAGCCATTCCGTAGCTTCTCCCTTCGTGTGTTCAACCGGCTTACCCTTGCCCATGTGCGGAAGCGGTTTTTCTTCGATCATAATGAAAGGCTGGAATTCTTCGATCGTCCGCTGCGCGCCACGTAAGGCTTCAACTTCTCGCCCCTCGATATCTAGACAGATCAGATCACAGCCCGCCATGTTCAGCGAATCGATCGTTATCCGTGGAACCAAAACAGCATTTCGCGGGGCTTCCTTAATGTCGACCGTGTAATATGCGCCGCAGTTCATGGACTCGCTTTTGTCGACTGCGGTTGCAACCTGCCCCGGTCGCTCGCCAAGCGCAAAATTAGCCGGGAAAATTTTCGTCGGTAAGTGCGACACGTTCGCCGACAAACACCAGTAATTTAAAAGATCGGGTTCGAACGTGAATACCATATCGAAATGTTCCGCCATCGCGACAGGCCAAACACCGCACGCCCCGCCAGCTTGAATCACAATTCCGCAATCTCGATCGGCTTTAGCCATTTCCAGAAGCGCAGCGTTTAGATCGTTAACCCAGTCATTAACCTGCAACAGCTTTTCGTCGAACTTCGGCCATTTCCAGCGCCGCCCGTTGAATTCTATATAAGTTGTTTGTGCTTCATAATCAGTATTCATAAATCGATCCTTTATCAAAATGGTTTAACGCAGAATTTTTGCAAAGGTTGATAACATGGATTCCGAGATCAGCTTCGTCAATCGTTTCGAATTGACGAATAAGTCCGGTGAATTCTCCGTTCGGACCTGTCTTCGGGTTATGGTAAAGGCTTGCGGGGTACTCTCCGAAGTAATGCCGTTTTTCTCCGGGCGGATACGCCATGTCATACCCCAACAAAAAGAAATTTCTGATCCCGGCATGGTAGGCAATGCCCATGATTTGATACCCGGAAGCGTGCCCATAATGCAAGTAGTTAGGATTTTTTGATAGTGAGTCTGCCCAGACCCCCCGGATATAACGCAGGTTTTTAATGACGCCACGATATTTTCTCCACGTCGGTTCGGACCATGTCCATTTCGGGTAAGGCGCATCACGAAGGCGGGGGTCCGCGCAATATTCGTCCCACCATTCCGGATTGCACGCCATGAAGCAATCAAGATCGTTAACTTGCTGGTAAACGTTATTGATCCCGAAAAGCTTCCAGCCGTAACCGTACTTTTTACCCGCTGCCCAGTCAAGTTGTTCCTTTGTCAGTGACGGACCAGTTCCGATAATAATGCCTTCGGTTGTTTCTGTCATTTAATCGCCCATAAAATATAAACGCCGTCATCGTAACGTATCAATTCAATAGTTCTGAAATACCGCAAGATAAGTTCATCCCACCATTCTTGATTCTTAATTGTTAGATGCAATTTTAAACCAAGTTCGTCGCCGTCCTTATCCGGCAAGCGTGCGATTCCAAATAGAACACCTTCACGAATAACTTCAGCAATATTTTCGAGAACGATTGAAACATCAGAAGTCGGTATATGCTCCATGACATCCGTGCAGATGCCGTATTTTGCCGGTTGAGTTATCAACCCGGGTTCGCGCAAATCGCCTATAACAACATCTTCGCGTTTTTTCGTTAGTGCGTTTTTTGCTATGTCGACACCGAAAGGGGAAAAGCCTTCCATTTTTAACCAATCCAGCGACGAACCATTTCCGCAACCGAAATCGATAACAGAAGATCCGATCCGGGCGCGTTTCAAAAATGGTATTTTATAGGGTCGACCTAGCCCGGCGTCGGTCCAGTTCTTCCCGTATCGCGCGCACTCGCGCCAGACTTTTTCATATTTCGTTTTCTCATCCATGTTTTACATCCGCGAATTCGATCGCATCTTCAAGCGACATTTGTGGAAAAGCTTTCAAGGCGGTCGGTTGTGATGCATTTATAACATCTACATCATAAGAATCAAGTTTTATCGTGTTGAATTGCTGTGCAAACGATTGATACGAAGAATTCTGCGCCAATCCTTTCGGATGATCGCCGAAGAAATGTTTCTTCTTGTCGACGACCATCATATTAAACCCGATCAAAATCATCGTTTTTATGCCCAATAAATAAGCGACGTTCGTTATCTGATAGCCGCTATTCGATCCGTAATGAATCAGATTTTGCGCCTTCGACCAGCCCGCACCAGATCGCCCATTAATCAAATGCAAATCTGGATAAGTTTGTTTCGTCGTGGCTTCGGTGCACCAGTAACCATTCGGGCTATTTCCCCACTCCATCACTTTTTTATAGTGTATTGTCCACCAGCGTTGATCGCAAGCATAGAAGAAATCAAGAAACGGACAGCAACGATAACAATCAGAAATGCCGATATAACGCCAACCAGTAAGATTATAAATCCGATCAATAACAGCGTCGTCCAAAGAAGGACCCGTCGCCATAACGAAAGCGCGTTCTCCTTCAAATAGTCGTGGAATTTCTTCGCCCGTGACATTTGCGGCGCGATGATTAGCGGTGATCGGTTTTCTTTTTCCAACGACAACCGTTTTTGAACTATTTTTGTTTGGAACATTTACTTGGCTTCTCCCCAGTTGCCCCCGTGGTTGCTGTCGCACAATAACGGGACGTTCAGCTTCACGCAGGTTTCCATTATCCGTTTCGCTTCGCTGTGCGCTTTCTGCGCTTCCGTCGTCTTTGGGACGGACCAGTTCAGTTCGTCGTGTACGGTTAGAAGCGGTGCCCCTAATACGTCGCAAATACCAGCTTCCCATATATTCACCATTGCAAGTTTCATGATATCCGCCGCTGAACCTTGCAGCAATGCGTTCAGCGCCTTATGCGTATTTGCCGGGCGGTACTTATTACCGTATCGAGACTTTGCAGCTTCTTCGGACATTGTCCCGTGTGCCCGGGATTGATCCCAGTCGGTCGACTCAAAACGATTCCAACGGCGTCGACGCCCTAGATAGGTCTTAATCCATTTTCTATTTCTGGCTCGACCATTGCATTCGTTGTATAGATCACGAATGAACGGAAGTCTGGAATGATACTGCTCAAACATCGGTTTGACAGCTTCCAGTGACCGACCTAGATTTCTAGCCATCGTCGGTTCACCCATTCCATACACCAGACCGAAGTTTATATTCTTTGCAGGCTTGCGGTCAATGCCTGTCAGTTCTGCGACAACCTGATGAAAATCAGTCGAAGAATCTTCAAGGTAGGCAAGCCGGGTTTGTGCCGCCGGGCTTTGCGGATTACGACCATATTGTGCATACGCATAATGCACAAGCATCCGGAATTCGATTTGCGACCAGTCGTCGCTATGCCATTCTTCGCCGTCGTCCGGAAGGAAAATTTCACGAATCCGCTGCCCCAGTTCGGTCCGAACCGGTATATTCTGAAGGTTCGGGTTACTGGAACTGAAGCGTCCTGATACAGTTCCGTATTCGTCGCTTTTCAACTGATTGAACTGGCAATGAATCCGTCCGGCGATTTGATTCCCCAGTATTGCACCTTGAATAAACGTGCCCTTATGCTTATCAAGATGTCGTATCATCGCAATCGATCGCAGGACATCGTCGTCATGGCTTTCCAACCATTGCGACACGAAGGACGGGTTCCCGTCCGCTGTGTAAGCGTGTTCGATGTTCTTGCCGCGACAATATTCCGCGATCGTTGCCCCCGCATGTGGGTTGATCCCTAACGCGTCCAGCTTGACGCGTATTTCGTCTGCATCACACGATAGTTCGTCGTCCAGTGCGTTTGCAGCTTCTAGACCAACACGGACGCCCCTGCGACGCATGGCGAGCATCATCGGCGTTAACCGGGATTCAATATCGAATACTCGGTCTAGTCCTTCCTTGCCTATAATATCGCGCTGTTCGCGCAGGATTCGGCAGGGAAGTTCGACATCACCTAGCGCATATTCCCCAACCAGTTCCGGCGGCGCGCGCCAAATGTTTCTCGCCTGATCGCCCCGGGTAGGCTTTCCGCCGTAAGCCGCTGCCAGCCATTCGTAAAGACGATCCGATTTTTTACCTTCCCCCAGATATTTATTCGCGGTCGATTCCAGCGAGAATTTGAATTGATTTTCGTCGATTAGAGGTTCCGCGATCAAGATATCGTAATACGGTCCCGGGATTTCAACGCCTTCATGCCAAAGATAATCCAAATCATAAATAATATTCGCACCGATTTTCGGAATACCGGGGCGGCATAGTTCACGCTTTGCCCATTTCAAAACCTTTTCGCGCGGCATATTGTAGTTATTAGGATCGTATTTGTAGGGATGATCGTGATTCATGGGAAAATACCATGATCGATCTTCTGTCGCGACGGCAAGTCCGACGATATAACCATCGCGACGAACGCCCGGGCCTTTTGTTTTCAAATCTGGATCATACGTTTCGACATCGATCACCAGTTCCTTCGCAGAATCAAGCCGGGGGAATTCTTGCGGCGGGGTCCATATAATATCCGTCGGTATTTTCGGCATCACGCGCAGACCATCCCGTTTCGGCGCAGGGGCGTCCCACAATAGACCGCTGTTCTGCGGGTAGGTCACGCGTTCCCCGTTCGGCTATACACGCCCATCGTTAAACCTTGAATATGCTCCCCGGTAAACGGCACGGGTTTCGGGTAGCAGTTAAAATCGATCGCGTTGACATGGATCAATATGTCGGCAATTGCTTCCCCGTAAAAAAATACTTCCTTGTCCGTCGGAACATCGAATTCAATTTGCGCGCGGCTCTCGCCGTCCAGCGTCGTGATTAAACCGGGTCGGAAACACACTGCCGGGGCGCGTTGTGTTTCCGGCGCGAAGGGTAACAAATCGCGAACGTTCTGCGCTGCCGTGGGACCGTCAAATTCTGGAAGCTTATCCCAGTCTTCCCGGGAAAATAAATCTGTGACAGTTTTCATCGGCCACGGCTCACCGTATTTCCGATATTCTAGCCAAAAGTCATCAAACTCGATCGCCCCGGCATTCTCTCGATCGTGAATCGAAGTGATAGCAAGACCAGATTTTCGAATAACTTCAATTGCAAAATCTGGAATCGTGATCGGATGGTCAGTCCACGGTAATTTATATGGCGTTCGAATTAGCGTTACATTGTTCGTTGCGTAAAACCAACCATCCCACCACAAAACGCCACGCGCCCAAAGCTTCGGATTATCTTTCGCAATGAACGAGCGCAGGCGGTTGATCGGTTCCATTATGTCCCCGCACGGGTCCCAGCCGTCCGGCTTCAAAGTTGTCGGATACGATTGCGTGCTGATTGGCATTTTTGCCGACATCTTTCCAGACTTGATAATCAGGTTTCCGTCTTTCGATGTGAACTTTCCTTCCGGCATCCGTTTCAGTGCCGCGACGAACTTGTCGGCAGGCAGGTTGACCGGGTTGCCTTCCCGGGGCCACGGACCATCGAACGTCATGCGATCGCTGGAACCTTGAATGCGGTCTTCAGCGAAATGAAGCATCCGCATGACCGGAAGCGGATCGGTCTTATTGATAACGCTGGCGATCAGCTTGGCGGTTTCAAAGAGTGACATCACAAAGACGGGGGCCGTAGGGACCCTTACCCAGTTGAAGCCAGAAATCCCCGTTCTGAATTTCCTGATAATAGAACTGGCAATTCGCAAGATATTCAAACAACGCCGCCCGATTCGGTTCCTTTTTGAAATCGTAACCCCGGCTACAAACTGACCAGATCGGCGAACCCACATCCCACGCGCTAGTAGGATGACCAAGCATCAATGTTTCCACGGCAACAGTGCTATTCAGACTAACAGAAAAACCAGTTCGATCGACATCCTGTTGCAGCGTATGCCCGTCACCGTTCGGCCATTGACGATAAATCGGGGACGCGAAATCGTAATAATTGCGGACGGCAGTATACCAGTCCGACAACAAACCAAAATTTTCAGAACGACCGGCATCCGCCTGCCCCAACAATAAAAAATTTCTGGAATCGAAATTTTTCCACGGTCGGATTTTTATCGGGCTTCGTGACATCGCATTTTCAAATCGCAAGGGTTGCGGGGAATCAATGCAGAATATTCCGCGCCCGTTGAATCCGTTCCAGCTTACCGCAACATCGTCGTTTACGTCGCCGATGAATTTTCGGTTCACAATCAAATAATTTTCGTATTGCTGTTCGCAATTCTTCCAGTAATTCGGACCGAATAAAACGTGTATATCCCCAGCGTGCGGTTTATCACATCTGGCGCGTTCTGCTAAAATACCATGCCGGGCAAAACCCTGAACGAAGAATTTGAAATAACGTTCATGCCATCCGGCAGAAGTCGCGTGTATAATCGCTTTCATTTTTTTCGCCTTGACTGTTGATATTCTTCCGCCGCGATTTCCATCGCTTCGTTTGTTAGTGTTAGCATTGCCCGTTGTATTGCTGTCCCGTCGGGGACGCCTTGCTGACGGTTCAGAAAGTCGAACCGCGTGTAAACAATATTCATTCCGCATAAAATACCGGATACAAAATCCAAATATTTAGAATGATATTCCTGCGAAGACATAACATCGATGCTTCCGTATAGATTCTCAAAATACGAAGTCCAAGCTTCTTCGATGCTTTCGTAATTTGCCCCGCCGATCCCGTAAAAAGTAACTGACATTTTTAACTCCTTTATGGTTTGGATATTAGCAGGGTATATTTTATCGTGCAACAACTTTCAAGGAAAATCCCGGGGCCGAAGCCCCGGGGGTTAATGTTACGCCGCTTCAGGAAGAACAAGTTCCGGAACTTCGCAGACCGTATCAAGGTGACGATGTAATTCACCCGACATCCGCTGAATCCATTCCAGTGATGTTCCTTTGTATGCTTCAGTGCAAGCGTTGAACAACTTCCAGACATTCGAGTTTTCGAATTCCTGATGATCAGGATTGTCCCACTGTTCAACAACTTTCGGCAAAGACCGCGTATTCAGTGCGCCTTTGCGAAACAGTTCGACGATATGGAATTCTGCATCCTTGTCGCCGAATTCTGTTTCCTTATACCGATCATAACGAATTTCTTGATGATCGTCTAAGCGAATAACCTGATCCATTGCGGCAGCAATTCGCAGGGGAAGATATTCAAGCACGTTTCTGGTGTGCTTGTGACCGACAACGACTTCGCCAGAAAAAGCGAGGTTGTCGCAAACGAACACCCCGGAACCGACTGCGATCATCGCAGCGAAAGCCTTTACATGGCTGTTCCGCAGTCCGATCACAGTGCTGTAATCGCCTCGCGATTCACGACCCACAACTTCGAACATTCCGAAGTAATTGGCCCCGTCTTTTGTCAGACCGTGGGCTTCGGATTGAACCCGAAGACCGCGATCTTCAAGCCTGTCCTGAACCAGATCGACGAAGTAATCGTGATTGACCGGGACGAAGCTTCGAGTCGCAACCGGCAAGTTTACCTTTCCAAGTTCCGAACGATCAACATGCGACGCGCCACAGTGAAGCATAAGATTGAGGTTTGACATAATTTAATTCTCCTTTCCAGTTGTTAAAAAACGTTGCGGAAAATTCCGCTGAACCGGGGTACGCCCTGTTCATGTTTTAAATAATAGCATAGCCTTACCAGAAGTCAAGCGTTTTTTTAAAAAATATTACACTCCGATTAACTGGGTTTCTTTGTAGGCTTGGTTCACTAGGCAAGTTTGGTTTCCTTTCGCTTTATGGTTCACTTGGTTAGTATGGGTTTCTTTCCCCGCTTGGTTCACTTTGTAAGTATGGGTTTCTCACGGTTTCCGATTCACTAGCTTTAGACGGGTTTCTTTTCGCGGTTGGTTCACTCGTTTTCACTGGGTTCCTTTAGTTCTATGGTTCACTCGTCCTATCTGGGTTTCTTTCTGCTTGTGATTCACTCGTTTTCACTGGGTTCCTTTAGTTTTATGGTTCACTCGGACTGACTGGGTTTCTTTCTGTTTGTGATTCACTTGGGCAGTTTGGGTTTCTTTCCCTGTTTGGTTCACTTGGTCAGTTTGGGTTTCTTTCATGTAATGGTTCACTAAATTGAAGCGGGTTTCTTCAACAACTTGGTTCACTAGCTTGCAATGGGTTTCTTTCCCCGCTTGGTTCACTTATCCGGGTTGGGTTTCTTTACCCACTTGGTTCACTCGGCCTGTCTGGGTTTCTTTTTGTTTTTGATTAACTAGCCTAGCTCGGGTTTCTTTTCGCCGTTGATTCACTGTTTTCCGGTGGGTTTCTCACATATAATGGTTCACTAGTCTCGTTCGGGTTTCTTTTCGCCGTTGATTCACTTGGTCAATCTGGGTTTCTTCTATTCAATGGTTCACTATGCCTGTATGGGTTTCTTTCAATTTTTGGTTCACTAATTATCAGCGGTTTCCTTTTCCTGCGGTGGTTCACTCCGTTTTCCCGGGTTTCTTCCTTATATTGATTCACTCGGCCAGCCTGAGTTTATTCCAGTCATCGATTCACTATAAATCAGCGGGTTTCTTTCACTATTTGGTTCACTTATCCGGGTTGGGTTTCTTTACCCACTTGATTCACTACGCGGCATCGGGTTCCGTCGGCTTTTTGATTCACTATTTATCTGCGGTTTCCTTTACTTACATGGTTCACTTCGATCCAATGGGTTTCTTTTTTCTTCCGGTTCACTAGCTTGAAACGGGTTTCTTGGCTTTCATGATTCACTCTGCACGCGATCAACCTGCTTTCCGATGATCAATGCCTAGTTTCGCGATGCTGTATTCATCTGCAACCGGCAAGCCTTCCAGCGCGCGCCATTCTGTATAAAGATCAACTAAAAACCGTTTAACCATGTATCGGATTGCCATATTATGCCGATGACCTTTCGATTTTTCTTGATGAGCCGGATGATTTTCCAAACGATTTTTGTAGTCATCGTAAATAGCACGATAAGGATTTTCACCAGCACGCAGAAAAGACGACCCCAGAACGCCGATCAATTTTGTTTTCAACCACGGATTAAACGTAATGCCGCGACGTTTTGCCGGGTTGCCGTCCTTGTCATTGTAGTCAACTTCAACTAAATGTTCAGCCCGTCTTGACCGACCCCTTCCATCCGACGCAACGTCTAAACCCGCATATTTCCACATTGACGACGGGTAAGTTGCTCGGGTTATATCGAATTCAGATAAAATAACCCCCGCCATCGCCGGACCGACGCCCTTCACATTTACAAGAAAATTATTGTAAATAGGATATTCCCGCAAGGTTGTTTTCAACCGTCGAAAACCAGCAATTTCAGATTCTTCGATTTCAACATACTGCGCCATTAAACAAAATTCCGTGTAACTGCTGATAATTTCGTCACCTGAAAAAGATGCTTGACGCGGAAAAGTTTTTACCCCGTCCATCAACTTATCATAGGAAGCGCGCATCGATTTTAAAATCATAGCACCTTCTGACCCTATTTCGGCTTCGGGTTGAGAAGGTTCCTGCCCTAGTTTTGCTTTAAAATTACCGACGATTCGGTTTCCCATTTGAATGCGTAATTTTTGAAGATCATACACACCACGTACCATAGTTTTTAATTCACTCATTTTAATTTCTCCTTTCAGATTTTTAAAAGTCCGCGACCTGTCAGCCGATCTCCCGGTCAAGGTCGATTAACTTCTGATGCCACGGACCAAAATTCCCGCTCACGTGCATTAGTCGCGTGGCGGACTCTACCGGGTAACGAACCGTCCATTCTATATTTCCGATTTCGTAATAACTACGCAACGGAAAAAACGGCTCGATTCCTTTTTCATAAAGGCTCGGATCGAATACCTGTAACCCATCCGGGGATTCTAGCCACGCGTGGGGATAGCGCAAACCCTGCGCTTCCCCGCCCTTGCCCAGCGGTATGCCATGAACTAATTCCCAGTCTGTTAAAAGTTTAGATTGCATTGTTGCGGCGGTAACAAAACAATGCCCCGTCCGTTTTGCTTTTTTTCTTTTCGATTTTGAAAATCTATCGGCTATTTTTCCCATTCGATCACGTCCCCCTTTTTGAAAGTGTTGCCGCACTCAGTTGTGAATTCCACATCGCCGACAACTGTCCATTCAATACCGGAAGGATCGTAATCCGGTCCATTCCCGGGGATATATCTTTTTTTCAGAAGACCGCGATCCTGAAGATCGCCGAAGCACAAACCGTCAGACGTTCCGCTTGCAGCGATCACGTTTTCAATCTTCAATGCAAGTTCAGTAACGAACGCGAATTTTACAGCCGTTTCTAACTCATCGAGTTTAAACGAGTGTTTTCCACAAGTAATTTTTTGATCTAACATCCTTAATTCTCCTTTCTATATAAATTAAAACCTTGAGGCTTGTTTTAAATAATAGCACTTTACTAAATATTGTCAAGGTTTTTTAATTCTTCGGAACAGGGAAAGGACAGCGAGGCGACATTTTTACAAATAACCGTTTCCGGGCACGGGTCGCGGCAACATAAAATATTCGGGCTTCATCATCCCGCGTATGCCCGGTTTTATAATAACTGTATGGTTTCTGCCCCATGCTGTTTGAAAAATAAACGTTGTCCGCTTCGCCGCCCTTTACCCCGTGCATCGTATGAACTGCGATTCGCGGTTCTGAGATCAAAGCATCCATTCCTAAATTATCTTTGACTGCTCGGTAATAATTCGAATCTGTTTTATCTATCAATAAAACATCATGCCAGATTCCGTCCGCGTTAATAAGACCGCAAGAACTTACTAATTCTGGTAATTTAATCCGATCATCTAAAGGAAGCATTGACAATTTTTTCCGCGCATCCGGCTGAAGTTGTTCGTCCCGCATAAAGTCGTATACTGCCAGCGCCGAAGAAACGGGGACATACTCGCCGCGCTGCAATTTTGTCCACGTGTTAGCCAATCGAATATGTTCTTTTTTTATAGAATCTTTCCCGTTCTGAGTATATGGAAACCCGTGAAAACGAAGCCATCGCGTTAGTTCGTATTGTTGCGATCTGGTGCGCGTCAGCAAGTACCAAGATTCAGAATTGTTCAGTGGGCATTCTTCCAATCCGGTCACAAAATGTAACTCGCCGGAATCCGATCGCGGCTTCCATTCTTTTTCGTAACGGTCATCAATCATTTCAGCAATCTTGATCGCGAACTTCCAGATCGATTCCGGCAGTCGGTAAGATTGATCCAGAACGGTTCGTTCCGCTTGCATATTTCGAAAAGTATGCAAGTCAGCACCTGACCAAGAATAGACAGCCTGATCGTCGTCCCCGGCAATCCAACACGTTTTAACATTCTTGAACATCTGCGCGGCAAATTGCCATTGCAGGGGCGAAAGGTCTTGCGCTTCGTCTATGATGGCGTAATCAACCGGCAACGGATCGCAGTGCGTGCCAGCTTCTAGCATATCGTGGAAATCCCATAAATTATTTTTGCGCTTGTATTGCTCAAGGACGCGCGCGGCGCGAAGGAATTCAGCGAGTGAACCGCCCCGGTCCAAACTACCAAAATTAAAACGTTTTAATGTAGTCGACCCCGCAACAGATCGAAAATGTTGTTCGTAATCTCGACGAAGATTCCGTGCTAGTGCTAAGTGGAAACCGATCATCGTGTCTTCGCCAAGCCCGCGTGATTCGTTCACCGGCATTATATTAATACCTAGATAGTCGCTAACTTCTCGGTAATTTTCGTTGTTCATAACATCGGATGTCGCCAGACCATTTTCGCGAAAAGCGATGCTGTGAAGTGTCTTAACATGCGGGAAGCGGGAAGCGGGAAGCGAAAGACTTTGAACGCAGCGATCGCGTGCTTCTTGTGCGGCTTTTCGAGTAAAGCTGACATAGGCTATTCGTTCGGGGTCAACACCGCGTTCTAAAAGCTTGCGAAAAGTATTTACCAGAAACGTAGTTTTTCCCGTTCCCGGCGGTCCTAGCACAAGCTTCTTTTCCATCAGAAATTAACCCCGGGTTCATCTGGTTGTTCTGGGGTTTCTATTTCCGACTCTATCATTTGAAGAACTTCGTTATCCGTTTCCCAATAAACAATAGCGACATGCCCCGCCCCGATTCGGACGGTTGACCGTTGTCGACGCATTTCGAAAGCTTCCAGATGTTCTCCGATAGCGTCGGCATCAACAGCCCGGCGAGTTTTTTCGCGAATAAAATCAACCAGTGATTCCAACCTAAAACGATAAACCCCTTTGTCGTTCAACGCAAGCCCGTCCATCAGTTGCGACACATTTTTCGCGTGTGCCATATTGCGCAGGAAGTCTTTCAGATGTTCTAATGTTTGCGCGTGGTCCGATTGTTCAAATGGTATTCGAACGACTTCCACGTTTTTTAATCTATCGTGGATCAGCGCGCGCCATCGACCAGCGGGAAGCGTCGGCGGATATGTATTGACTTTGTTTATACAGAGCGTAGCAAATTTTTTCTGTTCCTGTAAAAACGAAGTATCGGGGAAACGAATAACCCGATTCTGAATTGTAAGTTCCCATTTCGGATTGTCATCGATCATTTTGCCGTTCGGCAATTCATAGATCAGCTTTTTCAAATCTTCAAGATTAATTTCCGCTTCGAACTGATCTTCCGCCGCGCCGCCGACACCGAATTGTCGCTGCATACAGACGCGCTTGTTGCAGACGTTGACCATCGGGGGATGCGTGCACATATAGCCGTAGTCGCGCCGGTCGTTCGACTTGAAGACCGTGTCGGCCAGTTCGCGCCCGGTCAGTGGTGGCTTGATATAAAGATCATTTAATTTTTCCGTTTCTTCCTTCCAGCCTTCTTCACCATATTTGAATTTTGCATACGCCGCCATTTGCATCAATGCGTTATTCCGTCCGCCCTCGCTGACGCCGCCCTGCATGGCAAATTGTGCTAAACACGGCGGACCGTCCGCGAACGGAAATTCAAGTTTCGGCGGTTGTATCGCGTCGAATTCTTTTTCGGTCAACTTTATTTTTTCCGCTGCCTTCAGGAATTCGTCAAGAGTCAATTGCTCGCCATCTTTATCGAATGCATATCGAAGGGTTACTTCTTCGTCAAAATACGGCATGTTCAACCAGTTGCCGTATTGATCGGGTTCGATCTTGACCTGTTTCGGAAATATTTCCGCGCCTTCGTGCCCCATTGATTTCGCGATCGCGTTCAGCTTGCGAATTATCTTCGGCGCTGGGACAGGTTCCTTGAAAAATACAAACACGTGCGCGCCGCCCGATTTCGACCTGCATACTATAAAAGGTATATTGTACTTTTTCAGGAATAGCACAATCTGCGCGCATACATCGCCCTTATAAGTATCGATGTCAATGCAAGCCCAGTTGCATTTTCCGTCGTCCATGATTGGCACGATTCCCAGACTCCGCGTCCCGTCTAGATGTTGCTGCCACATAGCAAGGGTAGGCGGTTGCGCGAGTGTCAGGGCTTGACCCGAAACCTTTTCGGATACGTCAGTATCGTCGATCTGGTAGGTTCCGTGTGCCCTGTCCAGTCCTTTGAACAGTTCAGATAATTTTTTTGCTGTCACGTAAAAAACGGGGCGGCGTAATTGCCGCCCCATTCAATACAACTAGAACGTTGCTGGTTCGGAAGCTTCCGGGGCTTGCTGCTCCCCGGTAGCCCGTGACCCCGATCCGGCGGTGGCTTCGTCGTCATCAAGCGAATCAATCGCTTCTTTGACGGCACCGGATTTGATCGCTTTGTAAAACTCGATGGCTGCGTTCAGTTGATTCTGATCCGCGATATTCTGCGGGGCCTTGATGTCCCAGATTCGCCACGTGTTGCCGTCCTTGCTCTGTGCTTCAGATTCAACCTTGTAGAATAGCTGAAACGTAGCACGCAAACCTTTCGCGGCGACTTCCTGATTCATAGACGAACACCAGCGTTTTGATCGCTTAATCTGCGTGCGATCCATCGCAATCACTGCCGGAAGCATTTCGCCAGCGTGAACCACGATCACGTAATGATAGCGCGTGTCGTTCAACTGGTTGCCGTTCGGCAGGATGTCGCGATTCTTGTCGTCGAGCGTCGTTTGGCGCATCAGGGCTTCCCCTTCCGCCGGAGAATATTCCTTGACAAAACCGCCGCCGGAACCGCCGCCAGCATCGCGCGGCTTCCATTCGACGAACGCGCGCCGCCAGTAAACCGGAATGAAGAATATGTCTTCTTTTTCAGGATCGATGATTTCGCCGGAAACAGTGTTATAGATCATTCCCGCCTTCGTTCCGTCGATGTATGCGTCCGAATCCGGATCGGCTTGCGGCGATCCCTTCTGCATCAATCGCAGGAATGGGATTGCATACGCTGACGCGTCAGCTTCTTCCAGACCTGCGCCTTCTGGCAGATCGACTTCGTCCGGAATTGCGAGAGCCGCGTTCCCATTAGTTTTCATTGCTTTTGACATTTTGGATTTACCTCTTTTGTCGGTGATGGTTAAAGGGGGCTTTTTTCTTTAGGGGACCCGACCCTAATTCACCTTAACCTTAGAAATTCGCTGCTCATAGTGCGAAATTTCGTCCGGTACTGGATTACCCTCGCGCAGTTGATTACCAACCCACGCGGTTAGGGTTCTTGCGTGGATAGACGAACGACCGTCGAATTCAATATCGTTGTCTTCCAGAAATTTAACGACAGAATCATAATTCTGTTCTTGCCCGGGGTCAAATGTTATTGTCACAGTCTTTTTAATGATCGCGTCGTGACCATGTTCCCGCAGCCAATCGTAAGCGGCGGGGCGATTCGCTTCACTAATACTGGCCCGGAGTGCTTCATTAATTTTGATTTCTATCCCTTCGGATAGCTTGAATTGTTCCATCCCGATTTCTGTCATCGCTTCCGGCAACAAGTTTTCATTGATGCGGCGCAAGTTCCTTTTCGCTTCGTCAAGTGAACCAGACGCGGCAGCGACAGTTCTTTCCGCAGCAAGTTGACGCTTAGCCAGTTCCGTGATGTTCTTCAGTTGTTCGTCTGTTGGACCGACAATTCCGTCTAGTTCAGATAAATCAAGACCTTCTTCATTCATAGCGTTTTCCTTTCTGTTAAGGGTTTCGTCTTATGCTCCACCAGACTACCAGTAAACCGATAATCATAATGGCGTTCTGCGCAAGCATGAAGCGAACATCTGGAAGCCCGATGGCAAATAAAATCAAATCAAGGGCTTCTGTGTTCACAGCGTTTTCGTTTCTGTTAGCGATTTCGTCTTATTTCCCGCCAGACTACCAGCAAGCCGATAATCATAATGGCGTTTAAAATTAAATCAATGACTTCTGTATTCATATCGAAAAAGCCATTTTCACATATTGCCGGGTTCTTCCGTCCCAGCGTAAGATTGAAAACCCGCCAAAATCGCGAACGGCAACAGCGCAGCAAAGCGCAACAGCAACGGGATCACCTACCGCAATAATAGAATCTTCGTCGGGATCAAAATCACGAAGGCGACGCCGGACCTGATTAACGTTGTTTTTACTTGCTGCCGGGGGTACGCCGTGCCCGTTGAAAATTGGTTCGTCGTCTATACGACCATAAATTGACGCGACGGTAATGTCTACGGCGGCATGCTTGATGACTTCCCCGGTAACAGGATCGCGCTTCGGTTTATTTGTTGCCGGATCACGTTCAATTCGATACGGTATCGATGGTATAAAAACTTTTGCCATTTTTTAAACTCCTTTCGATTGCGTATGATACCGTAATAATTAAATTTCTGCAAATAAATCCGACAATACTTCGCCGGAAATTATATTTGATCCGCCGCCTTTTGCTGCACGAATCCGAATATTATCTTCAGTAATCATATCGGCAACGTTCATTTTTCCTTTCAGTGCCGTTATTATTTTTGAATCAACTGTTCCCGGGGCTTCCTGATCAATGTATGTTACAACGTGCTTCGTTCCGATTCGATGCGCGCGGTCTTCTGATTGAAGTCGTGCTTCAAGGCTGAAATCATTTGAATAATAATCAACATTTTCAGCGGCGGTCAGTGTTAACCCGAAACCGCCGGAATGCTGCTGCCCGATAAAAAACCGCGCCTGCCCTGATTCCGGTATATCTTCAAATCCGACACGAACTAAATTTTCAATGACGGGGCGTCTACCCTGAAAGCGATGGATTGCTTCTGCCCGATCGTCGTCGTTTACATCACCGTAATACATGACTGCGCTTTTCGGTCCGTATACTTTACAAAAGGCGGCATGAATCGCAACTATTTCCGCGCGGAATCGCGCCCATATTATCCATTTACCTTCAGATTCCCCCACCATATCAATCAAGGATTCGATCCGCAGGTTCGGACCGGGTATCGGCTGCGCTTCGCCGAATTCTTCGATAGGAACGAAACCCCCTAAAACTTGCTGAAGGCGTAACAGTTTTGTCAGGACATGATTTATTGCGACCTGTTGCCCTTCCATTTCAATTACAGACTTCCGAGCGATCTTGTTGTAAATCTTTCGCTGTTCATCCGACAATTCAACAAAACGCGACATATAAACTTTTTCGGGAAGATCGAGGCACTCTTCTTTTGTGATTCGATAACTATGCGGCGCAATCAGTTTTTTCAAAACCTCTATGTTTTTGTAGCCGGTCAATGTTTCGTATTCCCCGGCATTTTCTGGAACTGCTCTCCCGCGCGCGTGGCATTCTGCAGCAATACGCCGGTATTGTTCCATATTAATTTCGCGTTGCCATTCTGCGAAGTAGTGTTTGAAAGTAATGAAATTATCAAAACCCAAAATATCAGGATCAAGAAAATTAAATTGTGAATATAGATCAAGCGGCCCCTGCGTGACTGGCGTACCTGTCAGAATTCTTTTCGCTTCAACGTATTTTCCGAGCGTGCGAAGTGCCATTGTTCGTTTTGACCCGGGGGTTTTTATTTTCGACGATTCGTCTATCACCATAAGCACGCGAAAAGCGTTTACCAGTTTCCGTACCATCTTCGCCGCCGGGCATTTCGTAGAATCCCGAAAAGCTTCGATATTGATCGCAAGAATTCGTAACCCTTCATGTTCAGGATCAAGCACGCGTTCAACAGCTTTGCGATCCGCTACTTTTGATTTTGTTGGCGACATCCAAGTCGCGGCCCGGTACTTCGTCCAGTCTGGCATGTGTATGGGTATTTCTTGCTCGATCCAGTTTCTATGAACGCCTTTCGGCGCAATGATAACGAAGCAATCTATTCGCCCCCGATCATAATTATACGCGGCTGTATCGATCGTTACTTTTGATTTCCCCGTTCCCATTCCCATCAACAGCGCAAAATTCCGCATATCCCGGGAAAGCCCAAAAACCTTTGACTGGTGTTTAAATGGTTCAGTTTTATACAAGTAATCGACCGGGTCGATCGTGTTCGGTGCTGGCATAAATTTTCCTTTCTCAGTTGTCAGGTTAGCTTAACAACGGCGCGCTATATAGTAAACAGCATTTTTGAAAAAAAATCAGGTTTACTTTACTTACACTGTGTAATCCTCGCGCGCCCCCTTTGCTCTGTACCAAAAATGTACCAATATCATACCTTTGTTGTACCAATTAAACCTTTTTTGTACCATGTAAATGTAAACGCTGTTATGTTTCAAACCGACCCGCTTGTGATTTTGTGACGAATCCGCCGTTTACTATATGTGATTCAGAAGTTAAGGCGACGTTTTTTCGTCTATTATCCAATCTGCCAGCGCCTTATGCCGGTTTGCGCAGTCCCGGTATATCTCATCACTGCGCACTTTCGTCGCTAGTAACGTTCGAATAGCATCCTGTTGCTTTTGCTGCGGAAGGGCTTCCGGTAGGACCGGTAATTCTGCGCAGGGTTCGATTGCTTCAATCGGTTTCGATCGTGCTATCGGGTCCGGGGTTAATACCACTGGCCGAGGCGTTCCACAGCCGAACAAAATCATCGTTGAAAGGATTGTAACTATCCAGAACGGTTTTAACTTCTTCATGGGTTGGACACTCCGAAAGACTTGCGATTGATGGTGCAGGGGCTACTAGATCGGCGCTGGCTATCTGGTTGCGCAGTGTGTCAGCGGTTGCCCGGGATTCCCGAAGCTTTGCTGACAGCGCCACACGCGCGGCCTGATCACGCGTCGCTTGCGCTTCCCACTTCGCGCGCTGTTCCTTGCTGATCCGTTCGTATTCTTCCAGCGCCGCATTTTGCGCCCTGCCGAACGCGGCTTCTAGACGCCATCCATTGACGAACCATCCGAACATTCCGCCGATGATCAGGCACATGATAGAAACGACCAGCGTGTTTTTCATTTGTCGATACCCAGATAAACGCGAATCAGGTTCCATGCTTTTTCGCGAAGTTCTTCTTTCGTCCCGTCGTTATAAACAACGACTTGGCACAATTTCAGCGATATTCCGTTCTCGCTGCTGTGTCCCGCATTGTCGGCTTTATGCTGACTATCCGGGCGCTGGATGTTAACAATAATTCCGCCAGCCTTTCGAATCCACTGGGCTTCGTTCGGAAAGCGGACATCACTGATAACCATACGACCTTCCTTGCCAGCATTCAGGACATGCCAGCGGCCCTTCGCCATCAATACCCAAACATCCGGATGAACCAGATCGCGCCCCCATTCGGTCCCCAGCGTTTGCGCAAGATAACGCGGAGACTTGCCAAGCCACGGAATAGGTTTTTCCTTTTGCTCGTGATCGTCCCACACGTCCGGGCGAATATGAAACTGTGTCAGCATCGCTTTTATCGGATCGGCGAATCGGTACTGTTCATAGACATCGTGTAGAACAAATTGTTCCGCAAGCGTATCCTTCCCGCAACCCGGGGCACCGCATAAACCTATCAACATAGTGGCTTGTCCTTTATTCAATATTTTAGGATGGTGAATTTTACCAGTTTATTTCTATCCAGTCAGCTTCCTTCACATTCGCACAATCAATTCCACTCTAAAGTTTTTTCAAGCATCGCGTCGAATTCATCCGCCCAGCGTTCAACCGTCAAGTCCGACAAGCTGAAAACATCGACCGTCGTGCTGTAAAATTTTGCCAGCATCGAAGCCGTGTCACTATCATCCGAATAGAAATGATAGCAACCGATCGCCTGCGAACCGCCGACAAGAATATCCATCCCGGTACGCTTCTTGATTTCTGCGCTGATCGCTTTTCGTGTCGTGCGCATCATTCACCGCCAAGCCGTGCATAAAGCGCGTTCAAATGTGCGATGTCGATCGCTTTCACGTTCATCACGCGTCGAGTATGGATCGACGTGCTGTTGTTCGGGTTGTACTTCTTCGCCTCAACGAACGGGCGGATCACATCTAGAATTTCCGCGATAATCGTATCGGAACGCAGGGTTCGTTTTTCTGTCATTTTCCTTTCTCCTTACGCGGCACGCTTGCCGCGAACCAATTGACTAACCAGCTTTAACAGGCTGGGCTTGTTCTGAGCGCAGATGCCTTCGAAAGCTTTTGCTGCGTCATCGAACTTATTGAAAGCAACATTCAGGGTTCCGAAGACGACTTCGTATTGACCGGTTGTTATCTGATGGGTCAGTTTGACGTTCTGGTATTCGGTGATGACTTTGCGATTCATGTTTCTTATTCCTTTCTGTATTTGCTTTCTATGTTTTATATAATAGCATACCATTACAGAAAGTCAAGCGTTTTTGTAAAAATTATTACAAATGATTACAAAGCCTATTTTAATTATTACTTGACAAGACTGGCGTATGTGTTATAATTGGAACAAGTATCAAGAAAGGAAATATAAATGACTGAAAATGAAGCAAAAGTTCTGGCGGTTGCGCTGGAAGGTAAAAATTTAGGCGTCGAAATCAAACCGTACCGCGATCAATTTTGCGTCGTGATACCGTTTCTTGAAGTCGATTTTCACATTGTAAAAGCTGTTCCAATTAGCAAGATAGCTGAAGCTTTGGAAGATATTGTCCGGCTTCTGAAAAAAGCTTATTTTTAACTTTTACGGTAGACGCCAGTCGCCGTCCAGTATCATAATAAGGCTGCGCTTGCCGTTTGCATAGACAACGCAGTCGGCATGCATCCATGATGACGGACCGGTATTATATTGCAATTTTAGTCGGCTATTTGTGCCGACTTGATAACAGCCTTCGCTTATTGCGGGCCAGTGGAAATGCCCGATGATCGTTTTTGCAGAAATTCGCTTGAATGCCTCCGCAGAACCTTTTGACCCGTTCGGACCTTGATCACCGTGAAAGCCGCATTCGATTCCTTGGATCATATAAGGATCGTCGCGGTTCAAAAAAGTATGGTCGCAGATTAATTTTTTTTCTGCCCAGTATCGGAACGGGTCAACTGTCGTGACGCCGCGATCTTCCATCTGCGTTGACCTAATCATTTCAAGCGCAGTTTCAAGATAAAATTCCATGTGGGACGGATCGGATTTCCAGTCATGTTCCCGAATCCATCGATCTAAACCTTCGTTGTGGTTTGATGGAACAATTATCGCCTTCGTATCTTTTGGGACCATTTCATTCAGGAACCGACACGTCAAATCTACTTCGTTTCGAACGTTGTTCATTTGCGCGACGTGCTTTCCGTACTGAATAAATGGGTTGTTTCTGTCGTGCCAGTTCTGACTATAAAAATCTAAAACATCATGAAAAATAAGTTGCCGGGGTTTAAGAGTTTTGACAATTGAATTTTTATTGGTAAACGTGGCATCGACAACCCCGGGGTCAACGAATTGAACGTGCGTGTCGCCCATCACCAGACCGGCAGCGGGCGGAGCATCTTCCACGCCTTCGGGGGTGTACTTTTTATCAAGATCAATAAAGGTTCCGTTCTTCAACGCATTGATCTGTCGAAGGTGCGTTTTATCGCCATCAATTTCAACAATACACGCGCCATAAGTATGATGAAACGCGCCCTTTTTCCCGGCTTTGCTGTCGACATAATTATCGGACAGCGTAACCGCCCCGGTTGTCGTCATTATTTTCGGTAAACGATTCGCGGGCGTTGCGATAGCGGTCAACTGTAATTTTGGATGACCCAGTATACCCCACGCGTTACCGGTTATTGTTTCGAAACCAGTCAGCGGTTTTTCGGCGGTTAACTGGGTTCGGATGTCGCCAAGTAATACCAGTGACGGCGTTAAATTTATTCGATCCACAAAAAGAAACGGAACAAGATCGTCGTGCCACCAGTCGTATTTCTTCGCTGTCTTCGACCACGTCGACGTAGGGTTTTTATATCGGATGGGGATTATTAAAAGTTCGGCATTGTTATGATCACAATACTTGACTAAGCTGGTAAGGAATTTTCGATGGTAGTTCGTTGCGTTTTGTGCGCAGGTAACTACATACCGGTTTGTTCTAGGAAGTGGTCTTCGTAGCGTGTCGAAAACGTTTGTTTTTGGATCGTAATCTAGCGGATTCTGCGTCGTCCTTTCGCAATCTGTGCATCTGAATTTTTTGTTGCGTTCGCCTGTTCTGTGATCAAATCGCGATCCGTCCGGCACAAGTGTTCCATTTGCCCCGCAATGTGGGCACCATTCGGATATAGGCATAGTTCATCCCTTTTTTCCCAGTTGCCGGATTCTTTTAATGTGAAAAATGGCTGCGGTTATACCCGCTATAATAGCCACTATTCCGGCAACTATATGAATAATCGAATCCCAATCTGCAAGGGACATCCCCAAAAAGGTCGCGATCGATCCGACCGCTGCCGAATCCGCTAAAATTTCCGGTCTAGACATTTTGTATAATCCGATCTTATTCTGAAAGTGATGCATTCCAATTCCGACCGCTTTTTAGATAAGTGTTCAGGAATATCGTCGCGAGACCAGTAGCGGCGGTGAAGATGCCGCCCGCAAGACCAGAAGCTTCTAAACTGCGCTCAGAAGCGGGAAGCGCAAAATACCACGTCAACAGCCTATCCGTTAACCAGAAAACAAAAGCGCAATAAGAAACCAGAAGCAATCGCGGAATTAATCGCAATGCGTCGATCGCTTCAGCAAAATCAAGCCAATCCTGTTTATTCAAGCTGCCGCCCTGCGTAACCAGCCAAGTCTAAAACTTGAAAGCTGTGGTTTTTCGTTGATCAGCGTTTCATAAAAATCGGCCTGTTCTTCCCGAATAGCGTCCAGTAGCGCGTAATCTTCCCGGTCAAAACTGTTAACGGCTTCAATCGTTTTTACCCCGACTAAGCCGTCCACAATAAGACTAGGTTCGTATTGTAGCGCATTTATCGCCCGCTGAACAATTTTGTAAGCCTGTTTTTGGCCCATATTTACCGCCATATCAAAAACCTTCGTCGCGACTGCCGTGCTTCGAATTTGCTCGCATCGGCAAGGAATCCAGAACTTTTCCTTGTATATCGCCTTTGATTTTTCTGGCGTTATGGCCCGGATATCGTCTTCGTCGATATCGCCGTCGTTATCGATATCTAGTCCTTCCTGACGTAGAAATCGAAGACTGACGCCGTAATTCGTCGCGCCGCCGGGGTCGTTAGCATGATCAACGAACCCACCTTCATGATGTGCCAGAACTGTATAAGCCCAGTGAAATTTTTTCATGGTTATTGCCTCACAAAATTATGTGACCATTTCGGGCTAACAACTTCCGGGCTTCCGAATACGGCTTCAATTTCAACCCGATAGGTTTGCGCAAATGGTTCAGGGGATGGAAACGGCGATGTTATCGGCGACGGATCGACCGCATACCCAGAAACATCGTGTTCAGCATTAACGGGCGACGCGGCCCCGGTCGATGAAATTCCAGTAACGTTGTATGTTTCAACTTCCGGGCTTACCCCGGTATGATAAACCCGGACATTGTAAGTATAGCTGACAGATTCATTGCCGTGATTTTGTGCCTTGCTTCGATCGGTAAACGAGTTCAGACGATTATCCCATGTTAAACGGAATGAATCCGGAAGTGTTTCGGCGACACCTAATGCCACACCATCCGCGCGCACGTCAATCGGTGCAGACGGTCCAATATATCGAAGACTATTCGACGTGTCAGTAATATCGATCACTGCCTGAACGCCCTGCTCCGGGCTTCCATCGGGGGCACCTTGAGTTCCTCCGCCCGACGTTGACATAAACCAAATGCTTATCCCGTCGTCTGTCGAAATCGGTTCACCCTGCAAAACTCCGACGCCGTAGCTTACAAACCAGACTCGATCGTTCGCGGCATGATTACCGGGCGCTGAATCCAGCATTCCCCGGTGAACGTTGTTCAGCCGGTACTGTCCCGCACCTAGATCAGTAATCGATTCGAAGAAAATCCATTCATCATTTATCAGCGCAAGATTCGGCGGAATAGGGTTATCTAGATCAGCTAAAACAGCAGTTTGATTGACCGCTTGAATATCGGTTGTTGAATCGATGATGATCGAATCGTCGATATAGCTTTCTGGCGATCCCGGTGAAATGCTTACCGGATTGAGCAATAACCCTGACGGCGTAAATGGGGATATAACGCTGTCTAAATCATGCGCCGATCTTTGTGTCGTAATTGGAAGGGTCGGATCAAAAAACCTATAAACCCTGTATTCTGTTTGCAGGGTATTACCACGAACCGCCAGCAACCCGAATTGCTGTTTCGTGTTAACATCCTGATAACCAATCGGCAAAGAAATAATTCTTGCAGCCGCTACGTCTACCGGATTTTGATCTGGCGGATTCCACAGCGTATCAGTAGGATCACCAAACGACGGAACTTCAGTCCGGAATATGTCTTCGGTAAAATCATATAGTATTTCGTTTGCCTGTTCAGTGCCTAATGAAACGCGATTGATGCGCGCGAAGAAATTTTCTAATCCATACGGGGGCCACGTTATACGAACCAAGTCCCCCGGAACAAGTGTGTAGTTTGATCGATCGGATCGAAGAGTTCCTTTTCCCAGCGGATATGAAAGCGTCCGCAAATCTCGCCACGCTAAATTATTCGCCAGCGATCTATCCTGAACCGCTGGGTAATTCTCTGTTGAAATTACGTCGTCATTGTTCTGTATTATTTTATTCGCCATGTCCTGCGCCACGGCGAACGACGGCTGATAATTTTTATCGCGGTCCGTGAACTGAACCTTAACTTGATTTGCTGTATCCGACCACGCGCCGCGACTAAAATCCATAGACAGCATATTGCTTTCATCGAACAGCGGGACAGCCGTGACAGGGGACGGGTAATCAGTTTCACGAATCAGGCGAAATTCCCATTCGTTAGTAGTCGGATTCTGTACTAGAAAGCCGTCACACTGCTGTTCTATTTCTTGGAGTACAGAAGCGGCTTGTCTGGGATTATCCAGTATTCTTGAATATCCGTTTCCTTCTGACGCGAGCGTCACGCCGGTCGCTGCTAATTGCGCTTCGTTGATGTTCGTTATTCCTAAACCCCATTCCGTATTGGTCATTATTTCGTAAACGACGTTTGCTGGATTTGCTTCTTGACCACCTATCAAACTTTGCGCGGCTGTTAAGTTTAAACCATTTGGAACCCTGCGCATTTCTATTGAAATCGGGCGCAGTGATGGGGCGTTTCCTACATAAATTTGTTCCATTACAAGATGCGCGGTTCCGCGATAGGCAGGTAGAAGCGTGCTATCATCGACAACGCCTTCCAAATAAGTAGATTTTATTTGATTAATTGATCCGGGGAATAGTGTGAACGTTCCCACAATACCGCCTGAATCTTCGCCGAAAAAATTCGGCTGGTTAATCGTAAACGATCCGTTATCAACCCATCCGGCGGACGCCGGACGCAACTCATCGTCGTCAATCCAGATTCTTCGTATCCCGGCGTTTGCCGGACTTATCGTTTCCAGATCGCCGCGACATAACATCAAATCGATTCCGATATAGTATTCGAAGCCTACCGTGACATTGTCCGAACTGAAAAGACCTGTCTGTATTTCTTCTGTTATTTCAACCGTTTTTAAATCGCCGTACCAGCCAACATTCGGACCGTTCAATCTGACAGTACCCCAAATTATAGGAACTGCCCGCCCTTCGGTAGAAGTCGGAAATTGAAAATCCCCCAGACTAGCCGGTTTTGCTCCTTCTATCTCAGGTTTCGGGCGCAGCAATTCGCCAAGTATGAACGTTCCCAGATAAACAAGAAAGGTGAGCCAGAATGCCATTATGATTTCGCGAATTGTCCTTTGCTGAAAACGTTAACCCCGGGGACAAGGGGGAATCCGCCGAAGTTTATCACATTGTTGAATTTAGTCTTGCAGGTTTGAACCGTGTGGTCGCATCCTTGAAAAGCTGTTACGGACGCGTTCAATATATTTTCCCGAAACGGAAGTAATAAAGTGAACGTGTCGCCGCTATGTTCTATTATCATCCGGTAGTCGTTGCCCGCCGCGTTTTGAACATAACCACCAGTAAACGCAGTCCCAGTAAAGCCGCTGACTGAAATATTATTTCCGGAAACACCGTTAACAATGCCCGTTTGCTTAAATAGATTTGAATCAATTGTGCATTGTGAATCGTAAAGAACATGATTGCACAACGATTGATACTTATAGCGCGGTATTTCTCGACTGAACTGTTCATTGAACGGGTTCATTTCAGCTTTACAGGTTCGACCTTTGAAAGCAATACTTGTGACGTATCCCTGAAATAAAACAAAAGCCGTGGCTGGGGCGGCGACTGGTTCCGGTGAAGAAACCGGGGAAGTCGGAATCGTTTTTTCGTCTAGCTGAATTCTTGAAATAGTGCATTCCAGTCGGCTTGCTGGTTGAATACCAATAAAATCCCGAAACGGTCTTTCTGCATTATTGATGTCTAGTTGAAGCTTTGTGTTTCGGCGTTCTTTCGGGTTCAATGTTGGCGCGCTTCTTTTGATCTCAATCGCGTTATAAGTAGCACCACCGAAAACAACATCGTCCGCAGAACTGGTAAATCTATATATTTCAGTTCCGAAATCGAACCGGTATATTTCAACCGGTCGACTTTCGCGGCTTCTTTCTAATTCCTGAAAAGTCGGCATTATCTGACATCCCCAACAAATTCAGTTTGAAAAGTTTCGTCTATAGCATCGCTTTGCGCATCGTTCCACGAATGAACAATCGTTATACTATCGGTATTCTGACGGGAAAGAACCATTAAATCCACGCGAGAAACTTCGGCTACTGTTGCAGCGAATGACGTAGCCGGTTCAATTGTTAATCGTTCTGTCGTCGCGTCTATTTCAGCGGAGTTCGTTATCCTATGGTAGCTTAAACTTCCATCTGTTTTTTCGAGTCTAAGACCCGCCCATTTTTGAGTAGCCCCGACGTAACGCGCGAATCCGTGGTTATCAACATCGATATTTATAGAACCGTTTCCGATATTAGTGTTGACAATAAAATCGTTTCGCCAAGTAGGAAGCCAGACAGCCTGCCACTTACCGCGAAGATGCGCCAACAATGCGCGCAACTGCCACGCGAAGGAATCGTCTTCGACCTTCCATTGAAACGGCGCAGAGCGACGCCCTTTTGTTTCTTGCGTTAACTGTGTTACCCGGCCTATTCCGAAATCAATGCGCTGCCGGACTTGGCTGATAATTTCTGATAATTCATTTTCTATCATGTTTTTGTCTTCGATAACTAATGCGTTTTTACCATCGAAGTCAGGAAGTTCCGCATACCATGCTACATCAACCCCAGAATACGAATTCAAATTATCCAACATTTCGAAATTTAATTTATAAGAAACAAGATCGCTATTTCTTGTCGTTGACTGTTTCGCGTTGTCTACCAGTATCCCCGGTAAAACTGGGACTATTGTCGCGACGTTCCCGTCGTAATTATTTAGTATTGGCGTAGCAAAAGTGATTGAACTAGCGGTAGCTTCCGGGCTTGCTAGTTCGGTTTGAATTGAAGCGATTTCAAGGACATCCGTTTGAAATGTTCCGTCGTCAAATTCTTGATAGACCATCGCTAGACCACCGACACGAAAATCGGAATAGCGCAATCCGTTGTCGCGAATAAAAACTGTTAAGTCATTTATAACAACATCTGCGCGAAGTGCTTGTTCATCCCACCATAGCGGAACACCGAAAACACGCGTTGTCCAATCGAATAATAAATTTCGAACGTTGTTGATATCGTCAATCCCATTGTCCAATAGAATCTCATAGTTCACTTTTTGCCGGGGGTCCGTTCGCAAGCTAAACCGCTGTTCTGATCCGTCTGCCTTTCGAAGAACATCTGTTAACCATTCTAGTCGCTCAACTATTTCACGCTGCGGCGGATACGGAAAAATGATAATTCGTGTTCCGGAAACGGTAACGGTTAATGTTCCGTCCGTAGTCACGAAATCAATTGAACCGCTTATATTTGGCGGTCCGGTTGTTCCAACTGTTACCGCGTAAACTCGATCCTGAAGCGGTTGCAAATTAGCGGGGGGCGTCGCTCCCTCAACTGTTATCCCAGCCCCCGCATTATTGTCTATCGCGGTTATTGTTTTATTATCGCGGCGGTAAGTATTCAATACTGTGACATTGAAAATCGTGTCGCTAACAACATTTCCAAGATCGACAACGTTCGGGTTTACTAATATTTGTTCCCAGTAATCGAACCCGATTCCCATCCCATCTTTCGGACTTTTACCGAGCATTTTCCAGCGCCCCGTATTCCCTTCGCCGCGAATATTATTGCGTTGATTAAGCGCAGGGTTGTTCGTTATGGGTAGCACTTCATTTCGTCGTCCGGCGGAAAGCCGCGTTCTATTGCCGCTAGCTAACCCTATCCGGGCATCGGTTAAAAAAGCCGCATTTGGTAAAGCTGAAGGCGGTGATATTACACCCGTCGCCAGTATTATTTTTTTGTTTTGTTCTG